TTTTTTTTAAAATAACGACGATGCGTAAATTAGATTAGTGTCCAGTGTTTGTAGACCAATTGCTGTCAATACTCTATTAAGAGGATCAATCATTGCTTTTTCAAATTGAGTGTCGTAATCAATTTCTGGAGCAATTTCATAAGGGTGTTCATTTGGCATATATGCATATACTTCAGATATCGGTGATTTACAGTTATAAATCTTTAGCTTTTCACCGTTACCAATAACCTTATATTTGTTTTTATACTTTTTATTGTTATTTAGTAGATAGTTATAATATCCTGCGGCTTTAACATTGGCTGGACATTTTAGTCCTATCTGAAATTCTGTCTGATCATCTACAATATACTTATCGATATTGTTGGTTCTTCTATTAAATGAAATCTCATCAATATCTGCTAGTTTAAATTGTTTCTTGGTTTCCTTCATAAAAACAACCAATGATTGTAGATCTTCTGCAGTTGGAGTTACTCTACTTTTAAAGATAATTTTAAGTGCTTCTACTAGTTTTTCTCTAACAAATTTGGGTGTTGAAGATTGAATCGTATCAAACCCAATTGTCTTAATTTTCTTCAATGATTTATGACGGTCTGTGATCTCTAACTTATCGTCCCACGCTATGTTTTGAATATACTTTTTCTTAGACATCCAAATACCATTGTATGCGAGTGCCTCTAGTTCGAACATTAAATAATTATCTGTGTTTCTTTTCTCTGCGTATTTTTCCATGGTTTTAGATATGTAATCTTTTAATCTAAATCCATAAAGTGCTAAAATAAACACATCAATTTCCATCTTCTCTGTTTCTTCTGGCCAAATTATTGATTCATACAAATCTTGGAACTGTACGTAACATGAATCTGTATCAATATAAATTACTGCAGGTTTTTCAATTTTACCTTTTACTTTAATGCCGAAGTGTGAGTGGACTGCTGTGTCTTTGTGCCAAAACTCATTAACGTATTTATTGAGAATTGTTTCTGAGTAGAGAATTGCATTTTTGCCTTGTTTTGTAATTGACTCGGCAATGTCAATATTAAAAAAGTGGAACCACTTATTACCGAAGGCTCCGTAGATCGAGTTTAGTGTTAACTTAACTGCTTGTTCATATGCTGTATATTTGGCTGAAAGCTGCTTGTAGTGATCTACAAGCAGCTTCGCCTCATTATCAGTTAATTCCTCGATAGATTTATTTTCTAGCGCTTCGATATTCATACTTATGCTGTTTGACAAGTTGAAACAGTTAGTAATGTATCTGTGTCATTAGAGTTGAAAACAACCTTTGATCCTGAAACATATACTGTTTGTTCGTCTTTGTCAAGTAAGCTTAAGTACTTTTTATAAACTGTTACTTCACCGTTTCCGCTTGTATCTGGATTGATTACAACGCTAAATGATTTACCACTTACACTTACACCTGATACATCAGATTTAATGCTAAATGTTTCATCTTTATCTAGTGAAAATAGATTTTTAACTTTACCTATCATGTGAGTATCAAAGCTAAAGTCAAATTTACTATCTTCTCTTGCAAAGATTGCATCAATTTGATCTTGTGTAAGATCTTTAAAGCCAAGTGAAGGCTCTGAACAAGCTAAAGTAATTTCTAGCTCATCATTGAAAATACGTAGCGAAGATGCTACTAATTCATTGTCGTTTTCGATGAATTCAATTTCACCTTTAATTGCATCTGCATCAAAGTGCTTAATAGCTTCGATTACTTTGTTACCTTCAAAGAATGCAATTTTCATTTCTTTGTCAGTTTTTGGCCATTCTTCTACTTGAAAAATAGTACTTACTTCTACTGAGTGATGTTTTACTGCATCTCTTTGTGGAAGATAAACTGTTGAATTAATTGTTCCATCTGCAATTTTCATGTAAATGAAAGAGTCAATCGGTTTTACTCTGTTGATGAATGCTGTCAAAGCATGCTGGTCAATACGATCTAATTTAAGTTTCATAAATATTTGTTTTTTGATAATGATTTATTATTATACTTTGTCTTATTAAAATGTTTCAATAAAAAAGCCCGAGATCCTAGAAACTCGGGCTTATAATTTAACCAAATCAGTTTTAGTTTAGAACTTTAAACCAAAGCCGATTTGAAGGTTAGTTGTCTCAGTTCCTAAATCGTAAACGATTTTTGGATCTACAAACATAGATCCTTTATGGAATGCGAACATTTTACCTACGCCTAATTGAAGTTGATCGAAATCAAAATCATTAAGTCCTACATATCCAAAAAACCCTTTGTGGAAATATCTTCCTTCTAGGCCTAAAGACATGTCTTCAGTTGAATCTGCCTGTGAAAGGCTCATTCCCACCATGTAGTTATCTGCAAATGCATAACCGATTGTTGGTTGGATTGATAATTCAGTCCAAGCCGTGTTAGTAATATCGCCAGTACCTACGTACCAGTCACCTTTTGCATTCTGTGCATTTGCACCGAATGTTGTCAATGCCGCAAGGGCTAATGTTAAAATAAAATTTTTCATATTAAAATGTTTTGGTTAAAATAAATCTATCAGTCTGTGATAACAGTTCTAGGAGTAAAGATAGATGTGCTGCTGTTATTTTTAGCAGTCTTTGTTAATAAGTATAATGAAGTTGTGTTCATTTTTCTTTGTTAATTGGTCTATTATACCATGTAAACAAAAAAGGTTTCATTTTTTATCTAAAATAATTAACATTTGATTGTTAATATGATAATTCTTTATAAAAAGCGAGGCCAGACAGTAGCGATACGTCTGGCCTCTTTCCGAGAACTATCCCGGTCCTAAGACGTGGTCTTCAAACCACACCTTTTTATTTTTATCCGTCACACGCTGCACAGTCAGGATCTGTAGCGGATGCAGCAATATCTCCTCTAAGTACACTTTCAGTTCTCATATAGTAAAGTGTTTTTACGCCCTTTCTGTATGCCTCTAAATGTACTTGATTAATAAATTTAGGTTCAGCTTCTTTTGGGAAAGCTAGATTTAAACTTGCAGCTTGATCAACATATTGTTGTCTAATACCCGCTTGTCTTACTAGATCTAATTGATTAATTTCCTTAAATGTTCTAAATACATCTTTCATAGGAATATAATCAGCTTGCTCTAAAGTTGGTAATTTTTCTAATTGTCTTTGAGTCAATGGTTTTTGAATACCTGCAGTTCCATCGTTATCTGAAAACGAGGAAACAAAATAATCTTCAATCCATGGTAAACCTAAAACCGAGCCGCCATCTTCTAATATCTTGTCCCATGTTGATTTAGTATTTTTACCGATAGTTTCCAAAACCTTTTCTAATGTTGGGTTTTTTCTAATGAAAGTGCCTTTAGCTGTTTGTTCTGTTAATAGATTTGCTGCCCATGGTTCAATACCTGGTGAAACATTTCCACTGAGTTTTGAATTAGTTACTGTAGGAGCAATAGCTCTTAGGTGTGTGTTTCTCATTCCAGTCCCTACACACCAAAGTGGTTCACCATATTCCGTAGCTAAATCTCTAGATGCTCTTTCAGATTCTATCTTTAATTGTGAAAATATTTTACGTGTTTCAAATTGAGCCGATAGAGAATCAAACGGAATGTTCTTTTCTTGTAAATATGTATGCCATCCTAATACACCAAGTCCCAATGCTCTTCCTTTTTCAGCTGATCTAATTGAGTTTTCAAAACCTCTCATAAATTTAGCCTTTTGGATAAATTCTTCCATAACGCCATCTAAAAACCAAGTCGCAGTGTAAATAAGATCAGTATCTTTCCATTCGTTGTATTTTGCTAGGTTTACAGATGATAAACAACATACGAATGAATGCGATTCATCTGTGTGTAATGTAATTTCAGAACAAATATTGGTCATATAAACTTTTAATCCATTTTTGTGATATGCTTCTGGATTAGCTCTATTTACATTTCCTTTATACATGATATATGGTTCTCCTGTAGATCTACGCTTTCTTAAAAGTGCAGCCCATCTTTTACGAGATTCCTTATCACCTGCTTCTACTTTTTGCATAAAGCCATCTGGAACAACAGCACATTGATGTAGATTTAAAGATTGTCTATTTACATCACCTTTAGGTTCTCTAATTTCTAGCCATTCCCAGAAATCATCATGTTCAATATCAATATTAACTGACGCAGCTCCACGTCTGACAGACCCTTGGTTAGTAGCAAGGATTGTAGAGTCATATATTTTACAGAACGGTACGACTCCGTCGCTTGTTCCATTACCTGTGATTTTTGCACCCGCTGGTCTAATTTGATTAATACCTAGTCCAACACCTCCACCATGCTTAGCGAGTAACATCATTTCTAAGTTTTTAGCTCCAATGTCATGAATAGAATCAGCGACATCAATACCAAAACATGAAATAGGAAGTCCTCTTTCTAGCCCAGTGTTTGAAAGAACCGGTGAGGCTAGATTCAACCAACCTTTCCATATATAATCAAAAAATTTCGATGCAAGTTCAGGTTTACCTAATCTTTTAGCAATTGTAGTTGCAACTCTCCAATATGCATCTTTTGGCGTTTCATCTTGGTAACAATATCCTTTGCTTATTGTCTTAACGTATATCTCTGTGTTTCCCCATGTTGGGAAATCAACACCTAGCTCCCAACCTAATGAAGCTCCATAGTTTACTTTATTTTCTTTACTCATTTTTATTATCTGTATTAGTCGAACAAGTCATCCTCGTCCCAATTCTCGTCTTCTCCTGCTTTTGCGTAATCAGTAGGTCTGATAGCAAAAAAGTCGGTGTGTGTATGTCCACCTGTTAGGTGATAAAACCAATCTAAGTTACTTGCTTTTTCATCATCTAATTCCATAAAAGGACCATCGGTGTATCCAAGCTCTGCAATCTTTTCATTAGCTCTTTTAACAATAAAATGTTTTAGATTTTCTGCTTCCATATTTGCAAGATCACCTTGCTCAAACATTTTATCAATAAACTTGTGTTCCATTTCAACCATCAATCTAGCAGCTTCTAAAACTTCTGATTCTACTTGATCCTTTAATTCTGGATACTCTGTACACATGTGTCTGAATAACTGGCATCCCATTTTTGAGTGCAAAGACTCATCTCTTACTGACCACTTCATTTGTTGGCCAATTCCTTTGAGTAAGTTTCTCATTTGGAAACTATATAAAACCGCAAAAGAACTGTAGAGTGAAACACCTTCAGCAAATGCTGAGAAAATAGCTAATGACCTAGCGACTTCTTTTCTAGCATCTTCATTAACTGCTAGATCTTCATGCGTGTAATCTGCAGAAGTTGAAGTTAATAGGTCAAACTTTTCGGCAATTGTAGGTTCGTGTAAAAATGCTGCAAAATCCTCTAAGCCCAACGTTTCATTAAGATATGAATATGCAACTGCATGTATTGTTTCTTGTGATCCAAACATCATAGCCATTTGTCTAATCTCATGTTTAGGAAACCAACTCGTTACCATATTAGTCCAATAGTCTGAAACTGCACATTCGGTTTGAGCAAAACCCAAAAGAATATTACCTACAAGGTTTTTTTCATGTGGCATAAGATTTTCATTCCAATCTTTTACATCACCTTGCATTGAGATTTCAGTGTGTAACCAAAAGGCTTGGGCCTGTTTAAGCCAACCTTCGTTATAGTATTCAGGATATTCGAACGGTTTGTATTCTAAGCGTTCTTTAAAGAGATTTGACATATTGCTATTATTTTTTTAAGTTTTTTTACAGAATCCGGTTAAGACTACAATGGGCCTTATGTAAGACCCAGTCTAATCTATTTAGATGTAAGAATAATAGCAGCGCTGCTAGGATTTTATATATCATGCTACTATTTCTTTTTTCTAAAAATTAGACCTTAATTTTTTTCTTTAATTTTTTTTCTAGTTCATGTGCTTTTTCATAATACTCGTAAGAAGTTCTTTTATAGTCCTTTCTTTGACCATATAAATCTGCTAGTATCTTTTTGAGAATACTATCTTCTTTCTTATATACAACACCATTTTCACAGACAATGACATCTTTGTCTTTTCTTCTTTCTGGAATATCCATTTCATTCACTTGTTCAATAAATGCATCCGGAGATATATTAAATTGACGCATGATTGATGGATACAGAGATGCAAAGTCAAACGCAGAAACTCCAGAGTAATAGCCTACAATAGGCTGTTTAACAAATGCTCCTTCGAATTTGCCATCTTTTTTAGCATCTTCTTTATTCCATTCCATTCCAATTTTTTTATTCTGACCTATTAGCTTTCTAGCTATAAGTGCTTCAGTTACTGCCACTGGAGATGCTGCTTTATAAAGCGGCATTCTTGTGATAGTTGCCAATGTCAATAGTACTTCCATGGATCTAAGTTGTTGATCTATGTAATATACCAGACAAGAATCGACTACGTTATAGTAAATGTACTTTTGAAAATTATCTTCATAAAGTTCTTGTAATCCACCGGTGTATTTGATTTTTGCAACATCTAATACTGAGCTCGATACAAAATCTAAAGAATTAGATTCTTTTACTGCAACTGATCTATCATATTTATCATATAATTGCATGTAATCTAGAATACCCATGTGCAATGGTCTACTATCATTTCGATCTAGCGATCCAGTGATAGCCACATCAGTCAGGTCGATTTGTAATCTCTTACATCTGTTTACTATATACTGCCAGTCATAGTTAATGAAGTTCCAACCAGTCATCATTGGGAACTTAGGTAAAAACTTATGTAAGAAACTATAAACCATGTTATACTCGTCGTCAAACTTGTAATAACTAAATTCCCAATCTTGATCATAATCTTTGAAGTGTTTATTGGTATCTTCTTCAATTTTCTTGATCTGATCAGAACTCATGTCTTCTAAACCTAAAACAATTGCTTTGCGCTCAGGTGTAATAATAGAAAACGATAGAATTCTGGTTTTTGCTTCTTCTGCTTTTGGGAATCCATCTACAATTTCAGTTTCAATATCCACAAAGTATGTACGTGGCATATTAAATTCAAAGATTTCTTCTTGATCTTTTTCAGGCAATGAATCCATGAAATAGAGCAGGCTAAATTTATTAAAACTTCTAGAGATAGATCTTTTAATAGGTCTATTATCCCAATTCCTAAACTTAACATCTTTCCAACGATCCTTTTCTTCAGTAACTACCCAATTTTCAAATTTATTTACAGAATATCTTTTAAAGGAAACTTTACCTTCCTTATCGTAGTAACTAATAATAACTTCGTTTTCTTTTTGCTCTATGTCTAGTAACATATTATGTGTGTTGTTTGATTAATATCCTCGCTCTTGTCTATCGTGATTCTCAGCATTCTTTGCCATGTACAAGTTAACTATATCTTTACTTGTCATACCAATAGAAATTGCAAAGTTCATATAAAAATGAAGACCATCAATCCACTCATAAAATAATTCTAGCTTATCTTCTTCGCTAAGATCTTCGATTTTCATTTCAGGAGTCTTAACATTGTCCTTCTTCCAGTATTTCCAACCTGCGTTTCCAATACCGTCATTAATTCCGCCTAGTGCATCAAACATTTCATTAAGCTCATCGCTCATTGCATGTTTGTTTACCATCCAGAAATCTGCAATCTCTTTAATGCTCCAACCTTCAAAGTTAAAGCCCAATCTAGATTGCAATTCTTTTTGTTTGTCAAAGAGTAAACCAAAAGTATCTTTAGTATCTTTGTGATAATCTTGAATATCAAGATCTGCGCATTTGTTGTCTATGTTTGCCATATTTTTTTGTGTATATTAATTCTATGATCTTTAGTGAGATAGTTTCAGTATTATTTGTCCATTTCTAAAACTTCTCCCCATTCTCTTTTTGAGTTTGTTTTTTCTTTAGTTTCTTCTGATTCTGGGTAAGGTTGTCCACCTACATTCCAAAACCAAGCCCCTTGATTTCCATGTTTAACCATAAATTCCCAAGCTTTTGCATCGTAGTTCATTGCTGATGGGAAAGGGGGAGCAAATTCTGGTTTTACATCTGAAGCAAAAGCTTTAGGATGTGACCAAACTTTAGCTCTACCTAATTCACCGGTCTGTATATTTCTAGAAACCGCGACTGCATTAAATTCAGCATCTGGCCATGCAATTTGTAAAGATCTAGATAAAACGCCAGTAGATATTGCTGACCATACTTCTTCTGGATAACCATGTTTTTCTGCTACATCATATGCAACCTTTACTGCGGCTGCAGTTACTAGTTCGTGTTTAAGTCCTAATGGAATAAATGTTGCATTGTTATCTTCTGCCCATTGTTTTGCAATTCTATTTAAATTAGGCATTGCTGCAATTCTTCTAAATTTAGGTATTGCTCCTCTCTCAATACATATTGCTTGATGATCTGATATTACTTTGCCCGATGGCATAAATAATACCAGTTTCTTATTATATTTTTTGGCTAAATATGCAAGAGATATTCCTGCAAAACCAAATCTGGGTTGTACGTATACCAAAGTATCTGTTGGAGCCTTTTGAACTAGAATATCACCAAATCTGCATTTAGATCCAAAGCCCATCATATCATCTCTTACTACATTAAATCCTTCATGATTCACAATAACTGGATCATCTAGTGGATCTTGCCAATCACCGGCCAAATCTAACCACGCCTGTCTATTTGGCATCATTAGATTTAAATCTTGATTCATTGTGCTTGTCGTGTGTTTATCGTGTGCCATATTTTATTCGTTTGGATAATCTCTACCCCATAAATGTCGAGTAGTGTCTGCGTTAACATTAATTTCTTTATCTGGATGTTTAGCTAAATTAAAGTTACCATCGAATATCCAAGTATATGGAATTCTCTTTGTAGGTGACTTAATGCCATGACTAATCGCAATGTGTTTATAGAAGAAACATGTTTTATCTTCTACATTTAAATACTTTTGACTTTCCATTGGATTATTTGGATGATTTACGAGTACATCCATTTGTCTTAGCCATTCTTCAGCGTGTTTGTTTTCTGCAATAAATTGACCATCTTTGTCAATCGTGTATTTTACTTTTCCATTTAAATTAACTCCTCCAAATATTTGTTGCATGCCATCAAAGTGTCCAGTTCCTCCAAATAAAATAGATTCTGGGTCAACCAGATCTGGTCTACTCATTGCAACATATCTTGCTGTGTTTTTACATGGATATAATGGTGACCTAAATCCTTGATGTTCTTTAAAATAAGCTTCTAATAATTTAGCAAATTCCATCATTGTATATGGTCTTTCTAAATCTTCTAGAATATGAGCCATGTCTTTAGCTGCTTTTTTAGGTCCTTCAATTAACCAATCTTTAACTATTGTACCTTTAGGATAATAGATCTGAAATAAATCATTTCTTGCATGTCTGTTTTCTACAAAATGTGCCCTAGTCTTTTCTTCACCTTCATTAATTAAGCGAGTTATTGTACCCCAATGTTCATTTGAAAAAGAGAAAACAATGGTATAATAAAGTAGCTTCTCTAAGTCTGTTTCTTTTTGCATCATATAACAATAAGGATGCTCGTGCCAATGTAGTCTATGAGAAAATATCTGATAATCTTCTAACAAAAGTTTATCTTCTCTCTTATCAAACTCGTGACAAAATTCAAAGAACTTTGCTAGCCTCATTTCTTCTGACCAATCTTTCATCCAACTTTCTGCTGGCTTTTTCTTTTTAAATGCAACATTTGTAGAAGTACCATCATATGTAATATTTCTATACTCTTGTGTAACATCGTCTTCAAACGTAAACAAAACACCCAGATCAGGTGTTTGTTTAGCTACTTTTTTTATTTCTTTTATAGTGTTACTCATATTTTTGCTACCATTTTTTTGTACTCTTCAACTGATACTCCAGCGCTTTGTAATATTTTATCGTCTGATGGAAATGAAGTCATTCCATTAAATGTTTTTACAAGCCCCAAATCTAGCATTGCTTTTTGTCTGCCATATGGATGGTCTTTAATTTCAGAAGAATTCCAAAGAGTGTCCATATTAATATGCGCATAGTCTGCACCTGGCCTTAAATAATTTTCAATCCATCTAATAAAATCACAAGCAACATCTTCTGCGTTATACGGTAAAGACCCAGTATCTTCGTATATTTTTGTCATAACAGCATCTAAGAATTCTTCACTCTTTTTACCTTTCTTTTCTACAGGATCTGCAAGATAACCGATGCATTCTACTGCATTAGTACCATAATAGAACATTGATTCTCTATTCATAAATTCTGGGTACCAGTCACATACATCTGCAATAACTGCAGCATATTGGAATCTATAAGCTCTTAGGCCGTTGTCTGCATTCCACTTAAACATCCACTCGCCCAATTCTCTTAAATCTTTTTTGCCACCCTGTCTTAAAAAGTTTGCCATGTCTCTGGCCATTCTTGGTGCAAATTCACATAAGAAATAATCTCCACCTCTTTTGTAAACATATTCTGGTTTACTAAAATTTGCCATGCCTACAAAAGCATCTTCATTTATTTCTGGTTTTGGTGGTTTTGGAAATGCTGGAAATTGATAACCAACTGAGGTGTAAAACGGAGTTGGGTGATGTTTAATAACTTCACACATTTCTTCAATAGTAGAACACTCGTGTAAATTAAAAAGAATTGTGTTATGATAACCAGATGGTTTAGTAGCGTAATTAATAGCAGAGCCACATACTCTGTGAAGAATAAAAATATAAAGCCATTCTTCTAGGCCAAATTCATTTCTTTTATTGTTCCAATTGGTAGCAACCTCTTTTCTCTGTGGTGTGTATAATCCCTCGGTCATTCTTGACCAATATGGATGATCTGGATTCCAACCATAAAAGCAATCGTTTATTATCTGAGAAAACCCAGCAAATTTACGCTCTACGACATCATATAATTCGATATGATGCATTAGCTCATCATTTAATTTTGATTCTGCATGTGGGACATGACCAAGATTACTTAAATCTTGCTGTTTTTTAGCTAGATCAAAATATCTTAAAAACTCATCGTAATACTTAGTCGTTGTTATCTGCATACTAATCTATAATTTTCCAACCGAATGCTGGTCTATTTCTTTGATATTGTCCCATAGACCACTCGATGTCTTTGGTTTCTATTTCAATTATTTCAACTTCTTTCGATGCTGCGTAAGTAATTTCTATTTTGAATTTTTCGTCTAGTTTCATATTAAAATAATGACAGTGTTTGTTTAATTAAGTTCTTATTTGGTTCGTTTGTTTCCATGTTCCATCTGTAATACTCTCTAGAGATGTGTACTGATTTTGGTTTTTCCATTACATCGAATGTTAGTTCTCCAATCGCATTAAAATAAACCTCCGGGTGTTTGTAAACCTTCCAGTTATTTCTTTCAGCCATATCGTCAATGCCTTCGTTAATTTGTTTTACTAACTCTGTTCTTTCTGACCATGTGCCCATAAATGGAGTTCCTTTATAATAGCCGGTTTTTGGTAGAGGTCTAGATTCATTTTCAATTGGCAAAACATGTACTATCTCAATGTCACTGATACCTAAACCAATAAGCTCTTCTTCGTATTTTTTTAGAAGTGTTTTTACAGAATTAGCCGGATTTGGTTGTCTCATTAAGTGATGTCTTACATCAATATTACCCATATAAACTGTTAAGCTTTTAATCCATGGATATACATAACTTTGTAAACCTCTTTTTAATGCACCGTGCATAGTCAAACCATCATGTCTTTGACACATATATCCTTCTTGATACATTCCAAAAGAGTGACTATCTCCAAAGCATAGTTTTTCTGTTTTATCTACATGATCTACTCTTTGTATATTCGTACACAATTCCGTTGCTTCTTCAATTCTAGCTTCAAGTGTTTTAAATAAATCAGTTCCTGCTTTAAGCCTAGTTTGAATCAAATTACCAATATCTGGCATATCGTGATGTAGGGAATATTTTTTAACGGGGGAAAATAACCTCATAAGTTGATGATATAAATCATCGTTAGAGCCTCCAAAAATATTAAACGTGCCTTTAAATTCCATACCATGATCTATAAGAATTGCGTCATAGTCATTCCAATCGGTTTGATTAGATGTGATTACTTCGGCATTAGAATAGCCCGCATTTTGCAATTGATTACATAGCATGTGAGCCCAAGCACCCTTGTGTGAAGAGATCTTTGGACTAATCTTACCTACCAAGGCACATATACCTACTTTAATGGACTTGTCGGTTTCCTGTTCTGTAAAAAATGTTAGTTCTGTCATAATTTATTTAATTGGATCTTCAGTGTCTTTGTAGCCATGTTTTTCAACATAGTTATCTAGTGCACCTAAATACGCAACTGCATCTAGCAAGTTGTCTTGTTTATAATTATAAGAATGGCGACTTAATTTAAGTGCAACAAGCGCAGCATACATATCTGAGCCGTTTAGTTCTTTACCTGTCATTCCATTAAAAATCATAGCAGCTCTTCGCATACCTTCTTCGAATGGACCGTATTGGCGTGATTTTTCTTCTGAGCGATTGTTTACTATTTCGTTAGCTTCAGATAGGATGTTGGTTTTCTTTTTAGACATATGAAACGTTTAGTAGTTATACACACAAACTTGAGTTTGTTTAATTATTTATTTAACTCTTTTGGTGCTGCACTCGCGCTGATGGATGCGAAGCTGCATTTTATTAGTATTATACTCGTGTGGGTTTAGATAGGTTATAGATCATAGCACAGTAGAACCTGACAGCGTGCATATTAATATTATCTGCAGATGCCATTGTTTTACTTAGATTATTATCTATAACTGATTGTACAAATCCTCCTCCCATGTCACTGACATTCCATTTTTTACACATGATCTGTGTACCAGTGGTGACAATATGATTTTCTTCCCAAGAAATAATATCATTGTCGTGAATAAATTGTTCTGCATTCTCGTCAAAGAATTTTTGTACTGATTCCTTAACTATTTTTATTTTATCAAATGTATTCATATTATATAATTTTAGTTTCGTTTCCAACCATATCCTGCAATTTCGCCCTTATTAAACATTTTAATAAGATTTTTATATGCCTTTGTTGCTGCGGGTCTTTTGCAGTGTTTTACCGCGTAAATAATTTCTGGAGAATATTCGTCTTCCCTTCTTAGAAAAAATGTAGTTCTATACATGTGTCACTGTATTACCGGTTAATTGAATGTACATTTCAATGGCTTTTTTTAGGCCTTTGATTTTATTTTCTATTTCTTTACTTACACCAACTTCAATTGCTTTAGGCAATAGATTATCGTACAAATATCCATCAAAAAGGCCATATGCCATATTTTTCAGTGAATTGTCTTCGGTTGCTTTAATAATGTCCATTGTCATTGTCATCATTTCTGACGTAAAGCAATCATGTCTGTTAAATCTCTTATAGTTCATATTATTTAATATTAGTTGTACCATGCATTCTAAATCCTAAAACCGGAGTGTGACCAGTTATTTTATTCTTACGCTGTTCTATCATGTTTCTTGTCATGATCAACGTTTCGACGTCAGTTTCTGACTTTACCCAATCGGTAAATAAGTAAGTCAATAATTTTGCTTTGATTTTTTTCATTTCTATTACTCTTTTAATTACTCTACTAATATACCACAAATATTTGACATAAAAAAATCTGGAGTGACTTATTTTACAAAAAGTTTCCAATCTTTTTCTGCAGCGATGGCTTCTAACTCAAATGGGTGAGTATCATATTCATATCCTTCTTCATCATACATCCTCTTCATTTCTTTACCGTCTTGAAGATAGTGTGTATACTCGTGGATTAATGTTTCTAAAATCCACTGTTTGTTCTTTGCTTTAGGATAATAAATCACGATCGTATTTTCTTCCCTGTCGTATTCTGCATCTGGGTCGCAATCACCTTCAGCATCTTCTTCACCTGTTAATCTAACATAAATATTATGGTGAAGTTCAATTGTTGGAAATTCAGATTGATGTTTAGATCTACCGTAATAATTTTTTATATCTTCGTAGACTTCTTCAATTATATTTTTACACTTTAACTCATTCATATACTGCTAATATACCACAAATATTTGACATAAAAAAATCCTGGCTCACTTTTTTTCATAAAAAAAGCCCACATCGAGTGGGCTCTTCTTTTAATTCAATGATACTTAAATTATCCTAATTTTTTAACAGTTGCTGTTAATTTATCTAGGGATGCTTTTACATGCTCACCATAATCTGCGTGCAAATCTTCATCTGCATCTAATGGTTGCATATCTTTCCATTCGCTGTATTTAGAGATAAACTCTTCACTAGCATCTACGATTTTCTTAATATCTGATTTTGTGTATGACTTTCCGTAATATTGAGTTGGATCTACATCCATTCTTGCAGTCTCATCTGTAAATGGATTTTTAATGTCTACACCTTCGAAATCAAATGAAAATGCTTCAAAGTTTTTTACAAATGATTCGTTTTTAGCATTCTTTTTATCTCTAGCTATTTTCTCTTTTTTTGCTTTTTTAAACTCTTCTTCTGCATCTCCTTTGCTAGCTGGAACATCTCCTGAACCATCTGCGCCATCTACTGGTAAAGCAACCGGTCCCATACCTCCCATATTGGAAGGTGTAATATTCTCTAAAAATCTTTTAAAAGAATGTGATTTAGAACTTTCATTTAAGTCTATGCCGTCCCAGTCCCATTTGTAACCTTTACCGTCTGCACCATTACCTAAGTAACCATACATTCCTTTTTTGAAACCATCAAAGAAAATAGCTGCACCGTATTCGCCAACGTCTTCTTTAGCATATTCTCTTGCAGCATCTTCGTCCATTGCCTGCACATGAACACTGCCTTCTTCAAACGAAAATAAAATACCTTTCTTAAAGTCTATTGAATCTCCAACCCACCATGTATCATTATCCATGTCATATGAATCGTCTTCATCTTCTTCGTCACCAAACATATCAAAGTCCGGCCATTCAGATATACCGTAGTTTAATGCTTCTTTTTCTGTTTTAAAAAAATTAATCTGAGCGTAATCTCCAGATCTTTCTCTTACGTAAAATATCTTTGCCATTGTTTAGTGTGCTTTGTTAAGAAACTCTTCAAATTACCAAGCGTAATCGAATGTTTTGATTTTGTTAATTCTATCTTTAATAGATTTAGCATAGTTCTTAGCTTCTCTTTCATACCATCTTTCACCTGAACCATATTTCTTTTCAGACTCTTCAGATCTTGCTACATAATCACAGTATCTTGAGTAATCGTCTAAAATAGATGACATGTGTGAAGAAGCATCTTTTAATTTTACAGTAGAACCTCTTTTGTTTTTACCAATATAGATTTCTCCGTATTCTGTTGTCTGTCCAGCTTTTAAACCGTCTTGAATTTGTTTAGCTAATTCATCGATTGCATCTGAAACCATCTTATCTAGTGGCAAAGCAGCCGCCTTGGTAGCTAAGATTTGCATGTATCTGTTTTTGTTTTCTTGTTTGAAGTCTTTATCAGATTTGAATGCAATCGCACCAGATTTAGCACTTGATCTTTCAGATCTTTTGTTTTCTGTAGAATATTTTTGTTGTAATAGATCTACGTTGATAACAACTGCTCTATCTGAAACTTCTGCAATTCTCTTTACATTATAAAGACCAGTTCCGCCCCATCCTTTATACTTCTTAGAAATACCAATAGTATCACTTGAATTATTAGGAGTAGTTTTTAAAGTTCTGTCTCTGTCTCTGCTGGAATATCTACTAGTCCATGTGTTTGTGTAAAATTCATTACCTCCACTTGCTACAGCTAATAAGTAACCTCCACCTGGGATAACCTTGTTACTACCATATCCATCATTAGGTGCATATGGATTATCTTTCTCATTATCTGAGATATAGAAAACAATAGTGTTTGTTTGTTTTGCCTTGTACGCTGTCATTGGATCAGTATCAATAAGATCTTCATCTTGTACTTTATCTAAAGCAACTTTAGTTTTACCGTAAAATGCACCAGATAACGCTTTATCAACTTTACCTCTAGTGTTTGTAAATAACTTAGAAAGTTTCATTGAACCAAAAGCTTCGTTTAGGTTTTCTACGAAAGATGAAAAAGATTCATGAACAAAAGAAACTGATTCAAATTGTAAAGAATCGATTCTGATATTCATTGAAGCCATTTCCATTGGTTCAGTGCCATCTTCATAGTCCACTGTTGCAAATAAATCTCCAAGTTCTATGATTTTAAATCTTCCAGGAAATCTAACGTTTTCTCCGTAAACAGTTTCGCCGTTCTTAATTGCTTTTTGAGCTTTCTTTAATTTAGGGTGTACACCTTCATTTACGGTTTCAGCTGATTCAAATTGTAATTTATCAATAGCAATGTTCATTGAAGCCATTTCCATTGGTTCAGTACCATCTTCATAGTCTACAGTAGCCATATTACCTGCTTTATTAAAAGATAAAATCTTAAATCTTCCAGGGAATCTGATGTTTTCACCATAAACTGTTTCGCCTTTTTCGACGGCCTTTATGGCTTTCTTAATTTTAGGGCTAATACCTTCGTTTACGTCTTCTTCGTTTTCTTTAATTAGAACTGGATATGTTTTACCTTCGAATTCAAATTCTTTCTTGCCTTCTTCCTTTGCCTTTTTAGCAGCAGCGACGAATTTTCTACCTTCTTTTACCGGGTAAGTTTCACCATCAAATTCGAATTCTTTATCTCCGTTTTCTTTGGCCTTTCTTACAGCATCACCGAAAGCATTACCTTCTTCAACTTCGTCTTCTTTAACTTCTTCAGAAACGTTGATGTTATTTAAAATTCTTCTTCCAAATTTAGAAAGTGAGATACCGCCTTCAGCTACATTAAAGTATTTTGAATTTCTTCTTAACCATCTGCCTGAATCGCTAGACATTTCTTTTAAAATGTTGTCAAACTCTTCTTGAGTTAGTGTGCCATCAGCGATGGCTTCTAAAACTTTATTTCTAATTTTAGCATGTGTGCCTGCAGTTAACGCAGGGTGGTTTTCAGTATATCTTCTCTTTAAAGTGATTTTACCTTCACCGATGAATTCTTCGAATTTTTTCATTTTTAAATTTCTATATTTTATATTCTTATACTATATATTAGTCTTTCTTCACAAACTGTTCAAATGTCATAAATTTAGACTCTGCAACACCCATAGAAACCTCTAATTTTGTCCTTAATTCATCGTACATTCCGTGAATTGGCTTAGGTGTTAATTTCTTAAATAATTTCTCATCTCCATCTAACATAGCATTCCTGACTTGTGTTGCAGAAATATTCTTGCCAGATCTTGGAATTTCAAATAAACCAAAATCTTCTCTACAATTTAAAGATTCTCTGTATTCTGGTTTATCAACTTGATATGAGTATGTTTTTAATCTGTCTGTTCCTGTTCCCCAAAGTACTGGTTCATAACCATCGGCTCTCATTGCGTTAAACATATAATCTATTGCTGCTCTATCTAAAATATAAACTTTCTCAATTGGATATTTAGATTTTAGTTTATTAAGCATTGCTAATTGAGTTTCTTCGTCATATGGTCTTTTAAACGCATCTTCTGCTTTTTTGGTTTTTGACTTGATTAATAAAACAACAACAGGATGTCCGTTTTGTTTACTAATAGTATCTATAACTTTAGCATGTCCTAATGTAAAGGGTTGGAAACGACCAACAAACATGTTTACTGGTTTTTTGCCTTGATCAGGATACTTAACAGTTAACCCTTCCATAATAGGGCTCACGTCTCCTGATAATTTTTGATTAATTAAATATCTTTTAAAATCCATGACGTCTTTTTCGTTTGTTTTACCCATTACAATAGTCTCTATTTCTTCAACTACTTCGTTGATCTGAGACAATAGATCTGAGTTAATAATATCTGTTTCTTTAGATCTTTTCTTTCTAAAAGATCCTAATGTAATTTTAAAAAGCTCTGATAAGACCTTGTTTTGTATAAGAGATAACGTCTTTTCGTTAGACATAAATGCAGTATTTAGTTCGAAGTTTTCCCCTTCTGCAAAATCTGCTGAATCAAAATCTGCGCCTACGTACTTCGTAGCATGTTTCTCAACATATGCGTTAAATACAGAAGACATTAATTCAACATATCTAAGATCTGCATCTTCTTCTTTTAATTCTATATCTGATAAATCAAATGCTACTAAAAATTCTACTAAATCTAATATAGAGATTTGATACATGTCGGATGGTTTTCTAACCGGCAATTGTTCTCTATCAAATCTTTCTAATTTAAAACTTTTTGGATTTCTACCTTCATAAAAATTTACTACTAAGGCATCTATCTCTTTGTCTAAATTTAGGTTTAGTGCAGACTTGTTTCTACCATTGTCAAATATGCGATAAATGTCTCTAGTAAATGATCTGTCTTTGTACTTGATCTTAAATGCTTCTTCACCTAAAGACAATAAGTTTATCAATTCTTCTTTTTGATTAGATGCTAATTGTCCTTGGAACAAAAGAGGTAATTCTTGTACTTCTAATTTCTTTGCCCACTTATCTAAAACCTTAGGATCTCTAATAACTCTTTTAACTTTAGAAGGATCGCTAGGATTTAATACTTGAATATGTGTTAATATAAGATTGTTTTTTGGCAATAGATCATATTCAATGTCTATTGTCTTTTTGTCTATCATGTAGTCAAACCCAAACTTCCAATCAAGTGGCATATCATTTAATATTTCAGCTGAAATTGTTTTAAAATGCTTTATACCATTTTCATAATACTTAACAAGCGTTCTATCAACTTTATTCATGGCAGTTTTGGAACCACTTTTAAAGAAATCAAATTCTCCAACATCAACTCTCTTTACATGAAAGCTTGAAGCTTGTACCTTTTCATGTACAACACAAATATTGTCTAATAACTTTTTAAAGTCATTAACGTTTGTAGATTCAAAATATGTTTTTAGGTTTTGTAGTGCCATATTATTTTTGTTTTATCTGCCGTATTTAATAATACCCATTAATTGGTTAATAGCAGCAAAAGTACCAGTTAGTTTATATGTATGTCCTTTGTATTTGAAAACCAAGCCTTCGGTAGGTATAATAGATTCTATTCCACCGATTCTTTCTAATCTTGCAAGCTCAGCTTCTACTTTTTTAATTTGATCAATTCCACCTGATTTTTTAATCTTAGCAGCTTCAGTTCTAATTTGATTATGCAACCTTTGCATCTCTTGATCTGGAGAAGCAGCAACAAAATTTGATGCATTTTTAAGAATTATAGATCCTAATTCTAAGAATAGATCTTCGAATGGTCTAATGTTTTCTTTATATTTCTTCTTAACGTCTTCTTTGTCAAACTTCTTAATTAACGATGCCTTATCTTTACCAAGCTCTTTGTCTAATGATCTTAAATTTAAAGTCTTCTTATCTCCATACGCCCATCTTAATAATAAACCCTCTTTGTGGTTTTGCTCTAAATCAGGGAAATTTGCATCTATAGTTTCTCTCCACCACATTTCGTGATACCTAGAAACTTCGTCAGCATCTGTTAAATTATAACGATCTCTTAATGCTTCTACTTGTTTAATGAATTTTGCTTTGTTTGCCTCGAAGTCAATATCTTTAGCTATCTTTAATACTTGAGGTGGAATTATAGTAAATGTTTTTTGTACATCTTTCTTTAATTCTTTTAATGCTCCTACTAGTTCTGTTGCTAAATTTTGAGTTCCTGTTTGATTTCCTTCACCGTCAGTTTCAACTATGTTGTGAAATTGGATAACATCTCTGTCGTAATATATTACGTTAGGGTTTTTAGAATAGATTAATTCCATGTTAACGAAATTTAATCCGTTTGCAAACATTGATTGATCCTTAAGTTTTGGTAAAGCATCAGCTAAATCTTTTGCTGCGAAAATATATGTTTCTTCTACTAATTTAGACGCGTGACCAGTAAACATCTTAATGATACCGTTTAGGTCTATCGGATTTTTCATTTGACCCTTATTTCTAGCAAATAGTGTTTCACCATCTTTAACGGTTGCAAATAGGTTTTGACCATCTGTTTTTTCAGTAGGATCTTCTTCAAAGTTAAGTTCTCCGCTTAATCCAGATTCTATAAGCTTTTTAAAATCACCAAAGGTTAGCGACTTGTTGTCAAATGGGTGTGACATGTGGCCGGCTGCTCCACCTTCTAATATTAAATTAGATTCATTAAAGTGAATGCGCTCTGTTAAAAAGGTGTTGAAATTAGTATAAATCTTCATATCGTTTAAAGTAAAAAATAGAGAGTGTTACCCTCTAGTTTATATATTGTTTTTACCCCAGTGACGATTTCAATGCACCAACCATAGCACCGTAATCTCCCGAGTTTTTAGAAATTAAACCATCTACAACTTCTTGAGCCTTAGCTTCATCAAAATCATCGCCGAATGCCTTTTGTAATACTGAGAATGCATACTCTTTAAATTCTTCGTCTGAAGTTACTTCAGCTTCGTTTAAAGCTTTAACTTTAATTTTAAAAGTTTCGTTAGATTCTTCAATATATTCTCCTAATTCTGGGTCACCCCAACCATCATCAGATGCTAATACTGATTGTAGATCTTCTCTTGAACCTGTTAATTCAACTTCTGGCCATCCGCTCGGTCCGTTATTATCAATGATCTCCATTGTAACTTTATGTTTCTTAAGTAATTTTTTTAATACTTTAGATCCAGGATCTGTTGCATCCATAACAACCGAAGCTTCTAATACACCTTCTGCATACTTAATGGTTTCAAACATTCTAAATTCAAAGTTGTCTTTTATTTCACCTTCAAAGAAAGAGTTAAATCTATCTAGTAAATCTTGTCCCATTTTAGCAAAGCCACACTGCTCTAAGAATAATGCAGTTCCTTCTGCAATACCTTGACCTGACCATCCAGCTGCATTTGAAATTCTAGAATATTCTTGTTCTAATGCATCTTTAATTCTTGTTGATCCAATGTTTACTGACATTTTGCCTAAACCATCAACTATTACTGGAATAGATCCTATATTACCTTTAATAGCACCTGCACATTTTTCTCTTTCTCTATGGAAATTAGCATCTTCCATTGAATCTAAGAATAATTTTTTAATTGCACCTAATAAAGTTTTCTTATCGTTAGATGCACCAATTGCATTTAATTTAGAGAATAAAATTTTATTGTATTGAGTTACTACTTTTTTAGCATCTCTCTTACCTTCTACTTTAATAGCTTCATTAACTACTGATTCATTACACATTGAAAATAATTCTTGTGCAATCTTTTTTGCTTTAGAACCTTTATGTCCATAAGATTCAACTGTATCTAAAGCATCTTCCATTTCCATGCCATGTAATTCTCCCATGTCTCCTCCTCTTTCATCTAAAAGATCCTGTAAGATATTTTCAGCTTCTGATTCATTAACTACTGATTCAAATGCTGGTTTTAAATCTTTATCACCTGCATAAATATCAGCCATTAACCACTTTCCTGATTTTTCATCAAAAAGGTAAATAAATTCTGCACCGGCTTTATCGCCTGCAGTTGAGATATATCTGTCAATGTTTTTAACATTACCTTTCATATTATCTGTATCGCCATAGTAGTTCATTCCGCTTGGATCAGATTCTAAACCTGAATTATCTCCGTTTTTAAGAACCATGTTTAGTGGTGAACCACCTTTTAAATATGTTTTCTTGATAAGCGGTAACATGTTTTCTGGATAAGAATCATAGTGAGTATATACTGATTCAATATTACCTCTTTTGTCGATTCTACCAAATTGACCTCTAGTTCCCTCAGCAATTAAAAATGCCTCGTTTACTTCGATGCCTTTTAGTTTTGAAAAGAATTCTGGTTTTTGTTCTTCAGATAACTCTTTAATAGAAGTAACATTAAATTCTGATAGTAGCGCCTTAAAATTGCTAGCTTCAACTTCTCTTTTTGCGTTTTGCTCTTCTTGTAGTTGAGCTTTTTCGTTTTCGGTTTTGACCTTAGCAAATTGCTCAAATGATTTTAGTTTTTCCATTATGATTTTATTTGTTTCATTATGATTATTTTATTATATATCTCCTTCAAATGATACATTTTTTATATCGTATTTAAACTTCTGTTCTTTATAGATCTTTTGGCGTGCTTTAGCATGACGAATAAGGTAATTATCCCAGTCGGGTGATGATAAATCATCTACAAAATCTATTATGTTTACACTGTCCTTTGACTTATGTTGTCTTAATCCTCTACCAATAGATTGTCTAATTATAACTTCCGATTTAAACGATTCTGTAAAGAAGATGTTATGTATTTTCTTAATCGAGATTCCTGTTGAAAACGTACCATAAGATGCAACGATAACCACTTCTTCGTTTGCTTCCATTTTCTTTTTATATTCTTCTCTAATATCTTTATCAGTTCCACCATCGACATAGTATATGGTCTTATCACTTTCTTGCCTAAGTTTAGCATATATCTTTTTACCGTGCTCAATACGGTGAAAAAGGACAAGACTATTACCGCGTACTCTGGAAATAATGTTAGTAACGAAGTTGAGACGACCCTCTGAATTAATAATATAGTTTTGTTCAAATTTAAAAACATCTTTACTTTCATATCTGTTTTGTGACATTTCTCTAAATGCGTCCTTTGCTGATTGAGGTGCATAATCCATCTTAATTACCTTAACTTTACATTTTGCAATATGTCCTTCGTTTTGTAGGAAATTTGCAGAAACCTCAGTGATCAACGGACCAGTGTATGCCATTAGTGTAAGTCTATCTATTGTGCCTGCCTTCGGAATAGTTCCTGATAGCCCATACCTGTATTTGGCATTTACGCACTTTTGTAGTATAGTTTTAATGGATGTAGATTTAGCCTTATGTGTTTCATCAATAATCACAGCGTCAAATTGTTCAAAGTACTCTTTATTCTTTTTTACTAGTGATTGATATGTGCCTATTACTACATTTCTACCTGGTCTTATTTTCTGGCCACTGTATATTTGTTGTACTTTTATATCTACTGAGTTTCTGTAGTTATAGTCTAAGAAATCTTCACTCGCTTGTACCACCAATGAAACATTAGGTACAATAAAAAGTATCTTTTCTGATTTCTTTTTTTCTAGCTGATATGCTACTGTTAAAAATGAAATTAGAGTTTTACCCGCAGATGTTGCAAGTTCAGAGAGGCACTTTCTGAATTTAAGAATATTGAATGCTGCTTCTATTTGATAATCCCTAGGTGTAATTTCTGATTTTTCGAAGAACTTTAATGCCCATTCTGTAAACTCTTCCTGGTTAATAGTGGTGTCAAATAAGACTGTTATTCCATTTAGTTTAAGTTCATATCCGTAATCTTTACAGATAGTCATAACTTCTCTCCAGAGTCCGGAAGGAATCCATTTGTCATCTTTAATATAAGATATGTAGCCGTCCCATAATCCCTTCTTAACTAGTGGATTAAATCGCCATGACTCAATTCTCTTGTTAAGAGAGATGTTTAATTGTTCCAACTCCATTTCAGTTGCATCGTCAATTCTAAGCAACTGTTCATTTTCTGTTAAACTAAGCTCCACATTTAATGGGCTTTTTTATTTTAGTTACAGGTCTTTAATTGCCAACCTGTTTCTAACGGCAAATCCCATATTATCTAGGGTCTTTACCGATTCTTTCATAAAATCTAATTGATTTTCTAAAAGAGATAATTTTGTGTGCTCTTGCACTAGATCGTTTTCTATAAAACGCTCTTTTTGTTTTTCACCAAGTTTGTAATCATATTCGTAATATCTTAAATATGCTTCTTTCCACCTGGAATTTATATTGTTTTTTTGTTCTTTAATTTTAGTATTTAAATATGCAATCTGTTCTACCATGGTTTGTCTAGTTGACAATATACCCGATATAGTTTCTTCCATTGCATTAATAGATCTTAGAGATCTAGCAAGATCTTTAATATTTTGTGACCAACTAGCCCTTTGAGAACTTAACTTTTCGTCTAATGCTAATATTTTTTCTTTACTCATTTAAAATAGTGATTTTTTGTTGGGATTAGACTTAATGTGTTTAGAAGTGGTTTGTCTCTTCTTAAATTTAGGTTTACTAAATTCCATGTCAGGTGTTTCTGGCTCATCAGGAATTTCTGCTTCGTTAAAATCAACTAGCAATTTAAACCCCTTAAAGCGGTCTCTGTCATTATAAAAATCTTCTAGGTTATTATCAACCATATTTGTAATTTCTTCTAAATGTACCATAGATCTAATTGACTTGATGTAAAATAATTATTAATGTTTTTAAATGCGTCAGACTTTATTTCAAAACATTTAATCATCAAATCATTAAGATCTTTGATATTATATGTATCTAAATTACTGTCCTTTAGAAATTTAGACCACATAAATACGGGTCTGCCTTTCTTTAGTTTTTCTATCATTTTTTTCTTACCTGTTTCGTCATTGTCGAACATATATCTTACAGTTTCTATTTCATCAAATTCATCTGTAGATCTTCCAGCGGTAGCTAATGCCAGTGAGTTTGACATAAACTTAGCATCTAGTGGTCCTTCGAACAATGTAACTGGCCTTTGAAATGTAACTTTCATAATGCCAAACAGTGTAGAAATCTTTGCAAGCTGATTAGATTCTGATTCACTTATCTGAAGAGGCTGACCCATTTCTTCATATAGCTTTGGTAAATCATATGAAAGGTATCTTTGCCCATATCCTTTCATCCTTCTTGTTTGAGCGCCAATGATTTTATTATCTGTACTAAGATTTAAAATCCAAAGGCGATGTTCTTTTGCTGAATATAAAAATTCATCTAATTTTTTATGCAACAATCTATCTTTAAGCTGAAACCATATCCAATCACCCGGTTCAATTGACTTAGCTTTAAACTTAGCTTTAAATGTATCAATGTCTATTGCGTGTTTTTGTATATCTTCAAACAGAGTAGGTTTTAATACATTCTCTGTACGCACCTGTAATTTGTTCTGTTGAATATAGTCAATTACTGTAAAAGAATCTCCACTTTTACTCAAGCGAATATCATGATCTTTTAAAAAGGTGTGTAAATTAGTATGATGGCCACAGTTATAGCAGTGATATTGTAGTGTATCCCAAAATAAATTACCACGTTTTGCAGTATCATCTTTGTGGGAATCACCACAATAAGGGCATGCTAAGGTTATTCGCCCATGCATGCCCTTTAGTGATTGCTTATTAGGATTTGTATGTGATTGAGTAGTTACTTGTATAAGTGCGTACTCTATCCTTTCCTTAAGCTCTTGTGTAAGCTCTATGTTATTAGATGTCGAGGTCATTCAAGAAAGAATCAAGATCATCATCTGTAGAAACAGCTGAAGTTGGAGATTCTGTCGTTGAAGTTGTCGCGACTGGAGCTGCAGCTTCAACTACAGTTGTTGCCGTAGTGTTATTAGAAGTAGTAGCTTTTTTAGGAGTAGACTTAGCACTGCTTGTTACTGCTGAAATAGAATCACCAGGGTTTAAGTACATGCGAAGTACATCGTTTACAAAAGCTCTAGTGTCTTCGTCCCATGCCTTATAGTCATAGTTTACAAGAGATGGAGCGTTTTCTAGCTCAGCCTTAATTGCCGTCATAGTTTCTTTAGTTCTTTCTGCTGGAGCATCGCCCATTAGAATAGCAGAAGTACTTGCAGAAAACTTAGACTTATCATAGTTATTGTACTCACCTTGACGAGTAATGATCAATTCGAAGTTCTTACCTTCAAACAAGTCAAACACTTGTGTTGGCTCACCAAAATCTGGCTTCAATTCTGCATCGATCTTTTCTTTGATCTTGTAACCGAATTTGAAGATTTTGTAAGTACCTTCTAGTTCAGGATTTTGTGGATCCTTAATAATTTTAATTAGAGAATAGTACTGTTGACGTCTTTTTAGTTTCTCTGATGACTTGCGATCTACTGCTGAATCTGATTTTCTCAGTTTCCAGAATACATCTGCAATTGGGCATTTTTCACCGATTGAAGATGGTGAATCTACCAATTTACCGTCACCACTAGAGTTTGTTAGCCAGTGTACGTATTTTTGAATTAGAGAATTTCTTGGATTCTCTGGATTTGGAACGAAGCGGATTAGTGCTTTATAAGTTCCGTCTTTGCCGTCATCGGCTGTTGGTTTGTAAACTTCGTTTACTGTTGTTCTTTCGGGCTGATGCGTTTCTACGTCTTCTACGCCCAAGTTAAAAATGTCAAATGATTCGCTCATAATACCTTTAAATTGTTTAATTGTTTAATACTTGAAATTACTTTAATGTTCTTTCGTTACCTTATAATGTATAAATAAAAAATGTTTCAACTAAATTTTAAAACTGCTCCACTTGGTTCCTTCCATCTATTGTTCTCTAACTTAATCAGTCCTGACTTGTTGAGTAACTCTGACGCTTCCTTTTCAGTAAGCTGGTTCGCTGCAACCATTTTATTGAGAATCTCCACTAGACGAAGGTAGTCTACAGTAATTAACATGTAATTTCTACTTTAATTATTATACTTATTATATATCTTAGTTCTCTATTGTTTCATGGAGACTAAATTAAAAATTTATTTCAAAAAAATGAAACAGTTTTTCTACACGTGCATATAACAAATGTTATTTAAGTCTGGAGGAAAGATTAGGTGGAGGGGTTTGAAACGTATGTAACCAAGAAATATGCATCGACTAGGTCGTCTAACGGCTTCGGGATCTTTTTCCCAATTTCAAGATCTTTAATCATAGAATGCAGGGGACTTTGAGCCAAGATTGGGTCATCGTTCACATTTTGTTGATATGCCTCAAACAACTGAAGCTTATTCATATTACCTTTGCCAGCAAACTTCTTAATTGTGGTAGGTGCAACAGTTAATATATCTTTAACGTGAAGTTGAGAAATCATCTGTTCTTTAAGGATCGCGGCACCTGCGGCCATATCAATTATATTGTTTGTTCCCATTTTAGAACCATAAGAAGTTCCTTCAAATGCAATAATATAATCATTCTTAGTTTTAGTAATTCCTAAAATAATATTGATAATTTGATCAGCAGTTGCCATATACCTTCTAACCTTTGCTAACTCATTCTTAGAATAATCACCAAACGTAGTTTTCCAATCGGGTTGGTATACTAATGTAACGTCACTTAGTAGGCTAATATCTTCCTGAAGTTTTTGTTCCTTCTTAGTACCTAAACCTGGTTTAACGTAACTTATATAATGGTGTGTATTGGATTCTGTATTAAAAATACAAATACCTGGGGAATTTAAAGAAAAATCTACTGAAACGTAATTCATTTAGAATCTTTTACCAAGACTAGCGCCTAATGCAGCACCTACAAGTCTTGAGGTTAACAAATCAAATAATATACCTTTTTGTATACCTAATACCTTAGCTAATAGTTTACCAACTGATTTTCCTAAAGCAAATCCAGTTAAACCACCAATAATAGAACCTAAAAGACCTTCATTAGTCATCTCTTCATTTAGTTTGTCTAAATTATAAGTACCGTCTTCGTTTTGATATGTTTTACAAAACTCTTCAATAGCGGCATCTATTTTAGATTCTAATTCAGGAGTCCACTCAGACTGTAGATTTTCTTTAAGAACATCCATGTCATTTTCTGTGATCTTTTCCTCTACTAAGTATTTATTAAATGTTTTCATATTGTATATATCTTTGATTGTTGAGCTTAGTCTTTATTAATAAATTGTTCAAATAACAACACGTGACTCAGTATTTTCTTAGATTCGTGGATTTCATTATCTTCATTAGAGTAAAATTTATATCCTTTACCTTCAACAAACCCATCTTTATTGAATTTAACATAGCTTCCGCCACTTATAGGCTTCTTAAAGTAAGATGAACATCTAGTGTTTAAATTTAATAATTCTTTTTTAGCTTTATTCTCAGACATGCTCTCGCAGAAAATTCTAGCACTATGAAAACCACTAGCTACGCGAAGACCTGAAGAAACATCTGCATGAATACTTTGTTCTATAAATTTGTAATTTTTACTTTCAATATCCTTAAAGTCGTTAGCCTCTTCTTCAGATTCAAATACTGCAGCCATCCATTCCTCTGCTTTATCAAAACGGTCACCTTTTTCTGGGTTAGATCCCCACACTGTGTAAATTTTTTGCTTTGCCATCTTGTTATCTATTATTTTTTATGATCCTGAAAAGTCTTTAAACGGTAAATCTGTTTTGTGAATCTTAACAAATTCTTTATAAGCCTTTTTCTTATCAGCTGTTTTTAGTATTTTATACATTTCTCTAAGTCTTTCAGCATGTGCTGATCCGCTTTTCCATGCGCTATGATCATCTGCATACATGTAAGTTGTATCAAACGATTTCATTGAGGTTAAATACTGGTCTAACGGAGAAACAAATTTCTGTAAAAAGTATTGTTGAATATCATACGCTGAAGAAGTTTTCTTATTGAGATATAACTCATATTGACCTCTCCAATTAGTTCTTTTATATGCATGTAAGACATCAGTGCCTTCTTTGTGTTTTACAGTAATTTGCCACTTAATACCCTTATCAGTAGATTGATCTTCATATTGAACATCATCTAAATTATCAGATATACCAGCATACGTAAGTAGATTAATGATAGTCATTCTAAGATCTTCTTCTATTTCAGAAGGAGTTCCCCATCTACCTCTTTCAAAATCTTTGTAAGAGTAATAACTTTCTAATGTTAGTAAGTGTTTCATATTGTATATATTAATCTAATTCTATTCTTAGTTTTAATTGGTTGTAATAGAAATTAATTTCAAAAGTGCTAAATTCAGAAATATTATCTGAGAAATTTAAATTAAGTTCATTTATAGAATTCATTATTGGTTTTGCAAATTGCATATAAGCAACTGATGCACCTTCAGAATCTAATATTCTTAATGTTAAAGGTTCAGTATAAGGCTCAGTGGTTGATCTAGCATAATAATACAACAATGTATCCATCATTATCCAGTAGTTTATAAAACCATCTAACAGTTGCATTGTTACTGTAAATTGCCTCTCTATTGTGTTTTGAATAGGTACAGCACCTCTTTGGTATCTTATTGATCCATCATTATCAGCTTGAGATATTGGGTCAAAAGAAACTCCGGGAATATTTACACCCTGAATAGAATAGTTAACAAAATCTATTGGCTCTGCTAAAACAGAACCAGGTACCTTAGTTAAGTATTGCTTGTATTTTTCAGCAACTTCTTCGGGTATAAAGTTTCTAGGAAACTTAAAGTCAAATGTATTATTCCTACTATTTAAAATCATATTATGCTTTTACGAATTTACCACTTGTAATGTATGTTTGCTCTTTACCGTTGTCTATGCTAATATAGAATTTATTATTTGACATATTTCTAATGGCATTTGCGTTTGCTTCATTTATTCTAAACAAAACTTCACCTTCACCCATATCTATGTCCTTGTTAGAAACATGATTAAATGTGAGCTTGTTAGTTCCGTCTCCAAATGAAAGCACTAATCTCTCTGCATTTTCAAAAGAAATAAATTGAATGTCATCACCCCTTTTCTTTGAAATAACAAACTTAAAGAAGCATGCAAATGGCGGAATACTTATACTTAAATCTCCTTCACCTACAAAATCAGAGGTTTCTACCTCTTCTATATTTTGAGTTATTTCATTTTCGGTCGATCCATCAAGAGTCACTCTAGAAGATGAAGCGATTATGTTATGTCTTTCTATAAATGCTGGTACAACTTTTACTGATCTTGGTAAACTATCTGTAATTAAACTTTTAATTACCTTATTACCTGAAAGATTTGGTAAAATATTGTAAACCTCGGTCATGACATTTGGGCTATTAATCTTCAATGCCGAAAGTTTTTTTCCATACTTTCCTGCTTGATTTAAAATTAAACTGGCTCTTTTTACAATCTGAGTATTATCTGTTTGGTTGTAAATTCGCATAGTAACTTCTATAGAGAAATTAACAGCAACATTAGAGTTCTTAATAATTGGTCTAAATAAGATAGGATCGTTAAAATCTTCATACTGCGTAAATGTTAATTCATTTGTTTTTACATAAGAAGTTCCAATTTGTTCAAATACATCTACATCAAATATAGCTATAATATCATCTGATGATGTTCTAATTCTATCTAAAATATATGCTTCAAATCCACCAATTGAATTGTCTTTTTCTCCGTAAATCTTAAAGTAATCACCATCATTTGCATCTTCAATAACTACAGTAAAATCTTGGAATTCATCTTCTCTTGAAACTGTAAACGAATTCTCTTCACCTACATAAAAATAATCATAACCATTTCCTACCTCTAATCTATCTATAAGTTTGAAACTAACACCATAATTAGAAGTAGTGATCAAATCACTAGAACCTGTTGTTCCATCACCGTAAAATCTATCCGTAAATTCAGAATTCTGACCTATTATAGATGGAATTTTAATTTCTATAAATTTACTCCAAAGAGTTTCTCCTAAAAGAAACGGTCTAGGGTTTGCATACTCATAATTACTAGTATTTAAATAAACTAATTGTGTTAAATAGTTTTTTCTTCCAGTTGATCTATCAGTTGTTATTTCAAACAAAAATCCTTCATAATCTCTAGCGGCAAAACTGTAACCGCTCTTTAAGTGAAGTCTAACAGCATCATATTGAATATAATTTATATTTTGAGTTGCCTCGACTTGATAATTAATTAAATCGGCCTCATTACTACCAGTCCATCCTGCATTGTTATTAATGTAATTAAACATTTCATAATATCCAGTAGAATCATAACCTAACAATGCATATCTAGATTCATCATTAGGAACTTTAATACCGTGGTATCTTCCAAGTGGTTGATTTATATCATTTCCAGTAACCTCGTCTGGTGTAGAGAATAATGGATTAGCCCTTGTGTCGATTATTATTTTTCCACCAATTAATCCTGTGTATTTGTATTCTATTACTCCGTTTTGATTTGGAATATATTGACCTATTTTAGTAACATCAGAATATGAATATATGCCTAAGCCTCCTGTTATTTGAAAAGAACCTGGATCTGGCAAAGCAGATAAGTCAAATTTGTATGTTTTTCCGTTTTGAAGAAGTAATGTTCTTGCTGCAAAATTTTCAACAGACAAATATCCACTGTTAATTGTTACATCAAAATTTACTACATCGCTACCTAGTTCATTTATTAAATGTCTAGTGTAAAGCGGAGAGTTTTTAACGGTATCTAGGAATTTTACCTCACTACCGTTATCGTCAACCTCTATTTTAGTTGCGTCTGGATTACTTTGATCGTGATATATGAATTCTAATAAAACGTCTTCGTCTATCCTGAAATATCTTGATGATTTTGCCATATTGTTTAGAATCTCAAAAATTTAGGTGACCAATACACTCCTAAACCAATAGAAGGACCAGTACTAATTACTTGATTATTATTTAAGTTTATTCCATAACCAACTCCAATACCAATAGACCATCCAGCTTTTTTCTGAACTTTTCTATTTAATCTTGTGTTAATTAAGTTGATATTTTCAATATCTTTTATTTCTATACCCGGGTAACTGGTACTCAATTTTAATCTATCAGCACCATCTATATTTTCGATAGCTGCCATTAGACTTAAAGTTTGTGTTAATTCAAATTTACTATCTAGCACTTTAAATTGACCAAAATCATATTTGATAATAGATGTTCCAAACAATGATCTAGAATTACCATTACCAAAATCTGCATTAGAAGTAAAAGTAACCTCTGCTGAAGTTGAATCTATTTGTGTAACATTGGCATCAGCTAATAAGCTATCCTTTATTTCTAATTCTGCAGAAATCAATGAGTTAACTGTACTTAAATCCTCAGCTAAATCTAGGGCTTTCTGGTATTTTTTAGTCAATTTAACAAGATTGTTATTTTTTACAGACAAGTCTACTTTATACGATCTTATTTGTGCTAATTGATCTCCGTTTTCATTTCTCAAAACTGTAACAGAGTCTTGAGATGCTTTTAAATTATTAAGAGCTATATTAGCATCTTCTTGTGCATACTTAACGTCTTGTTTCAAAGAAGCCACTTGGTTGCACTGTTTTAAAAATAACAGCACAAAAAGAGCACCCAATACAAATGTGAGGGTGTTCTTATTGCCAAATATTTTCTTAATTATTTCCATGTAAATTTATTATTAGTTTATTTTCCACCCGGTGGTAGACCAGTACTGCCTGGTGTTGGCGCTGGAGTACAATCAGAAATTCCCATAATCTCATCTTCCATGAAACCAAATACTTTTCCTACTTGTGCAGCTGCACTACCTGTGGCAGCAGTAACCTGTCTACTACCCTGATTATTTGGTAATGCCCCAGAAATAGAATCACCTACTACGAATACACCATTATCAACATAAGAATAGGTATCTGTTGTTGATGCACCACCACATTCTGTATCACCGACTGCTCCGAAAGAAATTGTTCCAGAGTTTGAAGTTGCTTGTGTATTTGCTTCAAGTTGAATAGTTGTATTTGCAGAGTTTCCGCTAAATGAAGGGAATGTAAAACTAAACTTATATGTTGCCATTCCAGTACTTCCATTAAAGAACGCTGAATGGCTTTCATCATCACTTAGAATTGAAGTTACTTCTCCAGTTGCAGATGGTACAACATATCCACCACCAGCTGATTGCCATTCTCTACCACTATTAGGTGACATATTAACATCTATTACCACCGTGTCTCCAGCTTCTCCAGTTATTGGTCCACCCGTAACACCTAGTCCAAAGCCAGAAGATGCTACTTGACCAGATGAATCTGGACTTATACTCATGCTACTAATTCCCCAGTTATTTTCAGTATAACCTTTTGTAACTGTCATCTGTAAAACAGGTGTACAATCACTAATAGACATAATCTCATCTTCTTGTATTGCAAATACTTTTCCTACTTGTGCAGCTGCACTACCTGTTGCTGCTGTAACAACTCTGACAGCTTGACCATCAGATTCTGCTCCAGGAATAGAATCACCTACTTGGAAAATACCGTTATCCGTATAATTAAACGTATTTACAGTTGTCGCGGTACAAATGCTAGAATTCTTAGGACCTAATGAAATTGTTTCAATACTTGGTCCAGGTGTTGGTGTTGGTGTCGGAGGACTTGTTGGAGTTGGAGTTACAGTTACGCTTCCATTTCCAGCAGCCTGATTAACATTAATAGAATTAGTAGTTGTTCCGTCAGCGTGGTTTACTGTTAATGTAGCAGACCTCGCTTGATTTGTTTGGTTATCATTTACCGTAATTTCCCAGGTATCTGAAGAACCTACTTGATTAATCGTGATCCAGCCCGTTGCCGGGTTAGTCCACGAATACTCGGCGCTACTAGGAACTACTGTTACTGTTCTTGTATATGTGTGTGCCATTTTAGTTTGTTTTTATTTCTTATTTATTTATTTCAATTTTATTATTTAACCTGCTGGTATATAATCACTAGAGTCGCCATCGAATTCGTCCGCATCGTAATCCACGTCCCATAGTGTTACAGTTGGTGTTATATTTGGTGTTGGTGTAATAAAATTGAGCTCGCCGCCTTTTCCACCGACCACTAATTCATAAAAGAAAGATCCACTTCCACTGGTGTTTCCACCTATTGATAGCGACAATCCATTATATTGTGATGATATTGGAGATGCTGTTTGCGTAAACGTCATAGTTCCACTCCATGTGCCACCACCTTCTTCACTAAATGAAGAATTTAATTGAGGACCAGTTGTATTTGTTCCCGAAACAAAATTGTCAGATACTGAATCCGGTGCAACTGGAGACGTTCCAGCCGGCACGTTTGTTAATGTATATCCTACCGTAACCGTCAATGGAAAATTAGTATATGCAGTGGGCTGCGTATCGAATTGATCTAAGTGAACACCCAATGTTGCAGCTGGTGTTGGTGTTGGTGGAATAGGAGTCGGAGTAGGAGTTGCTGATCCAACTGGTGTACCGTCTGCGTTTGCATCGATATTTCCACCTCCAATAGTAATACTATTATTATTTACTGGTGTACCGTCTGCGTTTGCATCGATATTTCCACCACCTATAGTAATACTATTAGGTACTGCCGATCCACATTCTGTACATAATTCTTTCCACTCATTAGATGCAAAGTAACCTTCAAATTTATTATTTACTGAATTGTACCTGATCATACCAGCTATTGGCGATATAGGATCAGATGAGTTGTTTAAGCGTACATATCCTTTAAATTCTGCGTTTGCATCAACATCAACGATCCCTGTACTTAAAGTTTCTAATTTAATATTGCTTCCGCCACCCGATTGAAGAGTAACTCCACCGCCACCGGTGATAGATGTTAACCCGCTTGAATCAAAATCTATTTGATCAACATTAATTGCAAACTGAATGTTTTGTGCTTGGAATGCATTTTGAATGGCAAATCTAGTTATAGAGTTATTTGAGTCGTATGTACTTGTAACCGATAGTTTTTCACCACTAACGTCATCCAATAGAGTAATGTAATTATCAAACGCTATTGAATCTTTTTTAATAGTTATCTTAGAATTAAGACCTGTGTTTACTCCATCTACTAAAGTTGTTTCATCGAAAGAATCATCACCTAAAAATATAACAGGTGTATATGTTAACCCTAACCTTTTAGGTTTTAGAATTTTATAAGTAGAATCTACAGCAGGGTCTACAGAAAACCATGGAGTATTAGTAGTACCAGTATCACCTTTTATACCTTGGTCACCTTGGTCACCTTTAACACCTTTTTCTCCCGTTAATCCTAGGTTTCCCTGTTGTCCTTTCTGGCCCTTTTGGCCTCTTGGTCCACCCCCATTTGCAAGAATCTGATCAAAGTTATAATTAATCTTTTCAAACTTAATTGAGTCAGAATCGCTAGGGTGTAATATTTCTCTAATGTTGATTGCCATTTTATGACTTTATTTTTATCATAGGTTTTATATCATAAGAGTAGCCTAATCTTTTATTATATATCAACCTAAAATTCATTGGCTTTTGGACGTGATTTCTATATGCGAAATTATTTCTATCAATTGTAAATCCATCAGAATCTAATTGATCAATAGTCACCGCACTAACTATCTTTGAACCTTTGCCTTTTTTCTGTTTAACGTATAACATAATAGAATCTAAAATATAAGTTTCTACTAAATTATTTTCTGCATACATCAATGCATCATCATTAAGTGTTTCTTTATTACCAGCAGAATTTGACGGTTCAACATATTGAGATATGCTGGCCAATACACCTTCTTTGGCTAACTTAGTAATTAAAGTATCTGTTATGTAAAAATCTGCCATTACATAGTTTTTATTTTCAAATAAAACTATATCAGTTGAATTTTCACTGTTTCTTAATATTTCATCTAGCTCTTCTTCTGAAGAAACATATGAAGCACTAAAGTCTAGTAGATTATAAGAATCCTTTGGCTTCATTACAGTCGATGCTAAATATGATCTTTCTTCATGAGTATCAAGTGTTCCCGGAATATTTATAGAATTACCGCCGTCTAGCGATCTAGTATAATAATTAGAATCCCAAGAAGATCTAAATACATTAATATCTTTTTTATCGATTGCTATTTCCCCAATTAATGGATAAAGCGGTAACTTATCACTAGTGCCCGATAATTTAGTTACACCACCTGGGTTTATTTCATTTACTTTATGATAAAAATGATTTTTTATTAATCCCCACTGAGAATCATGTGTACCGTCATCGCTAATAAACCCTAAATTAAATGATATACCACACTTATTATATCTTCTATAATATGCAGCAGCCCTATTAAATTCATCTAAGTCTAAGAGCGAGTGCTTATATAATTGTTGCTCGAAATTTAATTCATTTAAGTTTGAGGTTAAATGTAATCTATTAACCTTAAAATGAGAATACAAATCTGTAAATGTAACTACAGGCTTCATGTCTACTGTGTATTTACCATTGTGTCTAATTAAGAACGGGTAATATTCAGGTGACATTGATAATTTATAACCAATATTACCTTTAAACAACTTGAAACTTTTAGGCTTATCAGTATCTTCTTCAATAGTCAAATTAGATCTTTGTATTATTTCAGTACCATCACTGAAGTTTATAACAAATCTATTGTTAAGAATTGTACCGTCAGATTCTACTGTTGTGTATGTAACATCATCATTGTTTAAATTAACTAAATCAGCAACTGATTTTGCTGTTAACCTTTCTAAAATTATTTTATGAGCGTTTGCTCCTCCACCAACATACGTGTACTGTGCACCGCCTTGAATAGAGTTAGGCAAGAATTCAATATCTAATATATCGGTTTCGTCAGTAATGTTAACAGGCTTACCAGATATTTTTAATGAATTATCAGAATCTACTGAAACAACCGAAACCTTGTAAATAGAATTAGTATCATCTGTAGGGAACAAATCTATATGAATGTCTCCATATAAACCATTTTCGCCCAGTGTAATCTGAGAATCGAATTCAGGTAATGTGCCGTTAATGTGTTGAATTCCAGGAATTGTATACGGACCTTCATCTGACCAATTAACGCTTGGATCATTGAATTTTAATGCACCATTAAATTTAGTATCTGCATACGTAAAGTCGTTGGCATCTGTATCAAAAACAATTTTATGATTCAATTCATATAATAACTTTCTATTAACATTACCATCAATCCAATAATCACCTAAGTCAAGTGTAATATACAATATTACAAACTTAAATTGTTTATTTTGAATAACCTCATACGATATGCCATTTGTTTCAGCGTCTTCATTAACTTTAAGCATTACACTAAATTTGTAACCATTAAACTCGCTGCTTTTAACAAATTCATTTGCCGTAGAATTAATAAATTCCTTTCTATTCTTAAAATCTACCTTAATACCTTTAAAAACAGTACTAGCAAATGTAAGATTATTACCACCGCTCACTAAAGAATATTTTTTCTTTAAGTTTGTTTTAATGAAAGAAGTAATGCTATTTTCTAGTGAATTTATTTCAGAATCACCAGGTAATATATCTTCATATATTTCAACTAAATCTTCTTCGGTTAAAGTCTTTTCAAAACCGTCACTGATCATGAATGTGTCGAAATAATTATATGTTGTGCTTTTAAATAAATTAGGACTTAAATCAAAACCATCTATAAAATTAATGTAACTAAACGTTTCATTTAGCTGATTGTACTTTAAATACTTAGGTGGTTTCTCAATATAGAACCACTCATGTGTCATGGCTTCTCTATCTCTTTCAGATATTGTTAAATCCGGAGAGAAATTAGTTCTACCAAATGCTTCGTTTGCATTTAAATAATATGGCTGTTCTCTTACGGTGACAGAATCTTTAAGCACCCACTTATTAATGTTAGGCACTATTCTAGAATTAGTAGCATATTCTTTTAAACTGTTTTCTTTAAGTCTATCAAATTCAGAAGTAATTTGTTCATCTTCCTCTTCGTCTATTGATTCTTCTAAAAGAATCTGAGATAAGTTTGAAAAATAATTGATTGGATCTAATTCAAAATCTTCACTAAAAATATCTCTAGCTCCTAAAATTGTAGTTTCAATTCCTGTCGTTTCATCAATGTTATTAACAGCATTGATGTATGGCTCATAGTCTATTTCTTCTTGAGTTTCATAGACTAGTTCTTTAATATCAGAATTAGATGTATCGTAAAAATCAACATTCATATCATATATGTCATATGCTGAAAACAAACCTAATCTTACTTCATTTTCATAATAAACCTTACTGTTACCGGTTTCTAAATCATTTTTATCCTCTAAAATAACTTTACTAAAGTCAGAATTCTCAGTATTAATATCTTCGACAATATCGATTATTTTATTATAAACACCTTTGTATCTTGTTTCTATAAAGTCATTTATGTTTATCTCGCTAACAGTTTCGTTGTTTACTAATATTGCCTTTCCTGGTGCATTTCCACCTGACAGGTAATATGAGTCATATCTTTCTAAAATAGCTTGACCAGGCAATAAATCTATGTTTTGCCTTAGATCTAATCTATTGAAATTATCTTTATTTGAAAGCGTTAAGAAATCATTAACGTTTCCTTTTCCTAAAAGAACACACGATTGTAATAATTCATATCCAGAAATAGAACTAACTATATAAACAGATGAACCTACGTTATAAGAACTAAATCGAGTTTCGTTACTGTCTATACATGCAGACAATGCAACAGCAATATCAGTAGTAGTACCTTGATTAGAATATCTTTGGCCGTTAAATGTTCCAGC